TTTGCAATTTTATATGGATCAGCACGACCTAATTTTTTCTTTAATACTAATTTATCCCATCGTTGAAACATTTTCATTTCAGCTTGGCGTAATTTATCGGCAGCTGCACCTTTTACTTTAATTGAACTACGACTATGTTCATTAAAACCTACTGGTACTCCACGTTCAATACTATTACGCAATGATGTTAAGGAATCTGGTAAGTCGGATGCAGTTAAGTTAGTCATAACAGCACACATACCACAACCAATATCAACACCTACTGCGGCTGGTATGATTGCATTACGAGTTGGAATAACTGAACCAACAGTAGCACCTTTACCCATATGTACATCTGGCATAATTGCCATGTGTCCAGCTAAAATTGGCAAAGCAGCGATGTTACGAATTTGATCTTGGGCTGCTTGCTCAATATCCATATCACCAGTCCACATTTTTACATTTTTAATATCTAATATCATAATAAACTTTCTAAATTTTGGTGCAACCTCCAAGGATCGAACTTGGTTCAATGGTTCTTCAAACCACCGCTATGACCACATCAGCTAAAGTTGCATTGGTACCTCGTTAGAGAATCGAACTCTCATCAACGGTATGTAACACCGCTATTCTACCATTAAACTACCGAGGCATATTACTTGTATCTACGTTTAACATATCCATACTCTGCACCATTTGACAAAAGTCCTGATTTAACAGAATCAACTCCTGGTAAACTAGTGCAATTTGGATTTTCCGAACACATTGTTACAAAATCATAACCTTTGTTACGAAAATCTTGTGTTGCTTGTAGTGCTTCACTCATATCTTCAAAATCAAATGAGTAAGGTAAATTATCTTTACCTGTTATATAAACTTTAAACATAATCTCTTTCTTGGGGTGAAGTGGGGAATCGAACCCTCTCGCCTTGTTTCACAGACAAGTATGCAACCATTACATTAACAACACCATTGTTTGGAGCGGGTAAGGAGATTCGAACTCCTACTACACAGCTTGGAAGGCTGGCGACACACCTCGTGCATACCCGCAAATACTTTATGCTGCTTCTGCTAACACAAACTTTAATCTATCTGCCGCATATGAAGCAGCAAACGCTTTTGGTTTAACCATAGGTGTAACATTACAGGTACCTTTGATATAACCAATTGCTTGTTGAACCACACAAGATGAACCATACAATTCATTTGGGTTAATATCTAAATGTACTTCAACATAACGGTCTTCCAATACGTCAGATAATGCCTGAAATAAATCAGCAACTTTATAAACTTCATTCATTAAACGAATTGAAGGTTTATTTTTCTTTTGGTCATAATCTCTTTCTCTTGATACTTCACCAAAGATTTTGCAACCATGGCAACCATCAATGTGAACAACAACAGCAAGAGTATAATCTGCGTACCATACACCTTTAATTTCAAATCTTTCAGAGTCAGCACCAAGATAAATTTTAGTATCTTCAGATTGTGCTTCAATGAATCTTTTAACTTCTACTAAATCTATCTTTTTCATGACAACTCCTTTTTACAATTTGGCCCCCCGCCAGGGAATCGAACCCCGTCCAACGGATTTGGAAACCGTTGTGCTACCGGAACACTTGCGAGGGATAGTGCTAGTTTGCTTCTACTGAAGGAGGTCTAGCAACTCCCACTTTCTTTTATTTTAACAGGTTGAAAGTTTGACAGTCACGAGGACTCCTGTGGGCCTGATCTGGTACTCGATGGTGGTAACGATCCACCGTCTACGCCTTATCAAGACGTTGCTAATCCATCTCAGCTAATCGAGCAAAACTTGGAGGGTCATGAGAGAATCAAACTCCCACCTGAAGTTCCGTAGACTTCCGTAATATTCATTTTACTAATGACCCATAAAACTGGTAGTAACGGTGGGAATCGAACTCACTTGGGACACCGTATGAAGGTGGCGCATTACCTCAATGCTACGTTACTATATTAAATTTGTAAGCCACAGCGCCTCACTTATTCGCTGTCATTTTAACCGTTAATACTAGGGCGCCCGGTACAGAGGTACGCAGTAATAGTTGATACTAGATGACGCCCTTAATTTGCGCCTCGAATTATCCCTTTAAATTTATATGCCTATAAATCATTTCTCAACATCTACACTTACAAAACTTGGTGCCCCAGTCAGGAATCGAACCTGCTTCTCCTGCTTACAAAACAGGACCTCATCCATTAAAGGTTTCAAGGGCAAAAACTTGGTTGCGGGCGATGGTAATGCTCCATCTTCGACATCGGCTTATGAGACCGAGCGGTATCTATTACAACCCGCATTAAACTTGGTGGACCGTGAGAGGATCGAACTCTCAATTTCTGGTTGCAAACCAGATGTGTTCCCATTAGCACTAACAGCCCAAATTATATTAAAGCAAACTAACCCTAGAAGTTTCGAACCTTCTAAGTAACCCGTGGAAGGTTTTCCGGAACGACTCCACATATATGTATTAAGTGGTAGTTTGCTTTAATATAAACTGGTCCAGGCGCAGAGATTTGAACTCTGAAAGTTCGGGTAAAAGCCGAATATGATTGCCATTTTCATCACACCTGGATTGTTTTTCTTTCTTACGTAGAGCTTTATTGCTCTTGCGGTGCGAGCCCGCCATCCTTTTCTTCACCAATATGGCGAATGGATTTCTTGGTTTCATTTTACTACTCCTTTAAAAATTTACTTTGTTATTACTACAAAATTTACTTTGTTATTGGTCTGTGTGGATGGATTCGAACCACCGTCCTCTCAGTTCCAAACCGAGCCGTCTGACCAGACTGACATTACACACAGATTGTTAGGTTGCGGCGCATTGTAACTCTCTCCTATGCTCGAATACCTAAAGTAGTTACTTTCTCCGCAATTCTTTGGTGCGTGAGGTAGGGATCGAACCTACCTGCCGTAAGGCCAGAGATTTACAGTCTCCTGTCCCACCATTGGAACATCTCACGCATTGAAACTTGGCTGTACTCTTAGGAATCGAACCTAACTCATTCTCCGTTAACAGCGGAGCGCATACGCCTTGCTTGCTCGAGTACAACAGTAAAACTTAATTGGCGGTCCCAGGGAGGATCGAACTCCCATATCCGGATAGACAGTCCAGCATAATAACCANTATATGANGAGACCAATATTGAAGTGCTTTGTAGCTTCTCTTCCTGCCAGACGAATTGCTAAAATCTCTGGCGTGTTTTCTTGATTCTCCAAAACTAGTCAAGCTAATTTCTTTAATCAGTATGAGCAAAACACTTCAATATTGGTACTGCTACGGGGAATCGAACCCCGATTTAGAGGATGAAAACCTCTTGACCTAACCGTTAGTCGATAGCAGTATTGTTACTACTTAATTTTTAAAGAACAATTTACAACAGAACAATTATTATACATCAACCACAGAATAACACAAGCACTATTTTTATACTGTTGTTTTGGTACAACATATCTTGGAGTGGGTGACAGGATTCGAACCTGCATAATAAGGATTTGCAATCCTCTACCTCGCCTTTCAGTTGCACACCCACATGGAGGAAGATATAGGAATCGAACCTATCAGCCCATTTCTGAACGNNAGTTTAGCAAACTNCNGTCGCACCTTGCAACACATCTTCCATATTGAAGCACACTCACCGGCCGCTAACGGTAGCATTGCGGTAACAGTCGAACTGTGCTTCAATGTGCTTCAATATGGAGGAGGGATAGCAGAATCGAACTCTAACCGCTCACGCAGTCCACCTGTTTTCAAGACAGAGCCAGGCCCAGCCTGGATAACCCTCCATGGTAGAGATAATAAGACTCGAACTTATACTAGGTGAGTCAAAGTCACCTGTGCTGCCATTACACTATATCTCAATAGATACTACTTAAATTTTTAAAGAACTGTTACTAACGAAATTGTTTACTGTCTAGTAACATTAAAACAAACTGCGGAAAACAAAAAACCCGATTTGTTTAGAATCGGGTTCGTGTGTGAAAGAGAATTACATTTGTTCTATACACGAACCCCGAAAACATGGTCAAAGCCAATCGCTGACCAATTACTCGGTGTGCGATACTCTGACTGCATGGATAAAGGTTTCGTTACAAACAACATTTTATTTCTTTCTTTACTTAATTTATTTAATTCAACAATTATACAGTATATATGCTCATTTGTCAAGCAATATACTGTATACTTAAAAAATATTTCTTTAACTCGATTCAGACGACCATTATACAGGTTTAAATTTGTTTGTCAACCATGGTGTTGTGTGGAAACAACACTATTGAATTTATTTCCAACCCAATTCTTCTATTTCTATTGGTCCATCGGGATTTTGTATTCCGTAAAATACATCCCAAAGTTTTTCTTTGATGGCAAACTTTGCAAATAATCCTACTTCAGTACCAAAGGCTTCTATTTCCCAAGGTTGAATCCAATAATCCATATTATCGGAATCAACTTTTCTACCTTTCCAACGAGTTAATGTTTCGTTGGTTTCATTATAGGCATATTGTTTAATATGTGTCATTTCATGTGCCAAACATTTCAGAATTTCTGCTGCTCCAATGTTTGGGTTTAATTCTATTTCAAATTCTCTTGCTTTACGACTTTCATTATATTCTAAAATTTCAGCATATCCGTAAACATTTATTTTACTGTTGAATTTGATTCTAAGATAGATGTTTTCTAACATCTTAGGTTTCATGAGTTCGTTGGCGTAAAAAAGAGCAGCCCTTCTAACATAGGGACGGAAACGCTGTTTATCGGGACAACCGACTATACTTAACTGCATTTTAGGTCTCTCCTTAATAAGTTGACCCAATAATTGCATATCTCCGTTAATACTCACAACCTTTATTTATCTAATTAGCATCCCGCCAGATCACTTGATGTTTAATTTCATCAGGTGAAAAGAACAGTTTTAAAGCACTCAAAACGGTATGTTCCGAGAACGTTTTACAGCTGAATACATCAAGGTAGAGGTCTCCATTGTGGTCCAAGAAGTGTCCTGTTATATTTGATGTTTCAATTAATTGTAACACAGTCCAACCAGCTTTATCTGTACCATCCGCAAAATGTACCACTTGTGGTTCACCATACGCCTTCATTTCTATCAATCTTACCAGTTCCTTGGTAAAATGCTTAATATATTCTGGATCGTTTGCTCTTTGAATGTTGCATCCACGAGCATCGATGATTAGGTGTTTTCCCCAGCCTTGCATTGTTCTACCTTTACGTTACACTTTTTAAGGAAATCAATGCCTAAAGTATCTCTATAGTTTTGATTATAATATACTTTATTTATGCCAGCCGTGTAAATCTGTTTGGCGCAATCGATACAAGGTGCGTGAGTTAAAAACATTGTGGATCCATCACCAGACTCAGAACTCTTAGCTAATTTCGCAATACAATTAGCTTCCGCATGAATCACCTCAGGTTTGGTTTTGGTTGTGCCATCTTCTAATATGTTCTCACAACCATTATCCCAACCAGACGGCATTCCGTTGTAACCAATCGAAANAATTCTATCATNCTTTACTACAATCGCACCCACCTGTAATCTTTTAGCGGATGATAATTGTGCAAATCTCTTTGCTACATCCATGTAAGCGTCAATAAACTTTTGTTTCATTTCTTAAACATTTTCATAAAACTAGTAAAGAACCATTTCTGATTTCGTACCAACATATCATAAACTGCCATTTGTTCATAAACTGAATCTTCAAATCCAGCAACAACCTGATTTTTATCAACTTTGATTGAAGATTGTTTTTCGGTTGGGTCAAGTGTAATAACAGTCATACCGGCTTTGCGAGCAATATGTTGCATCGTTTTGTTTTCAGATAGACAATGCATGAAGATGGTTTCAGCACCTTTCATACGAGCCCATGTTACACCACGATTATATAATTCTTGCCCGATTTTCTGGTTACGGTAATCGGGACTAACCGTTAATCCTAGTTCTGCTGTATTTGTTTTGTAATC